CTCTTCGACTTGCTTGCGCAGCTCGCCCATCTTTTTGGCGTACTGCTCGGCCGTCAGGGCGCCGGTCTGGTTCTCCACACGGACCGAAGCCTGCGCCGTGGCGTAGAGCCGCAGGTTGCCCTTCAGCTCGTCGATACGGTCGCCAGTGGTGCGGTAGGCCGTCTCGGCTTGCCGGGCGACGGCTTGGTTCTGCTCCAGCTCGATGCGGAGCTTATCGACCTGCGTGGCGGCGGAGGCGGCCTTGGTGGTCAGGTCTTCGAGCTTGGTGGAGGCGGCGCCGAAGGCTTGAACAAGCTGCGCTTGCTCGGCGATCTTCTGGAATTCTTGCGAGAGGCGCTGGAACTCGGGCGCTGCATCGCCGCCTTCCTTCGCTAGCGCAGAGAGGTCTTTTGCGAGGGTGGTGATGCCCTCCGCGCCGGCCGTCTCGACGGCCAATTTGAGCTTGATGTCGTCGATATTCGCGGCCATAGCGTACCGTGCTGCTGAAAAGATAATGGCCGGGGTTTAGCGCACCCCGGCCAGGGGCGCGGACGCCGCTTAGATAGCGGTGTCGAGGGTCTTGACGACGAACGGCTCGGTCTTGCCGGTCGGGATCTTCGCGCGACCTTGCAGAGACACGTTACCGAAGTCGGAACCCAGGAAGTCGAACTCGGAGTTCGGGGTCATCACGGCTTCCCACACATCGACGACGCAGGGCAGGCCGTCGGCCAGGTTCTTACCGTCGAACTTGATCTTCACGCGGACCTGCGGGCGCACGCCGCCGGAGATGCTGGAGCCAGTGACCGCATTAACGGTGCCGGACCACTTCAAGGAAGCGTTGTCCAGGATCGCGGAGCCGGGCAGCACCTTCAACATGCCGGTACGCCAGATCACTTCGTAGTCGGTGCCGGCCACGTAGGTGACGGAGCCAGCGGAGTTCTTCAGCACGAAGCCGGTGGAGCTGATGTTGAGGCTGCCCAGCTCGACGTAGGTGCCCTTGGCACCGATGACCACGACCTGATCGGTCACGGTGGAACCAGCCTGGTTGATGGCGACGTTCTTGCCGAACATGGCGACCGCCAGGGTCTCCTTGTTGATTTCGGCCAGATCCAGAGTCACCTGCGCGGGCTGGTTGATGGCGACGGATTCCACGATGTTGCCGTAGGTCGAGCGACCCTTGGAGGTGGATTCCTTCAGTTCGGATTGGGGTTGGATGGCGAACTTGGTCGCTTCGTAGGGGCCGGTGAATTGTGCCCACGTAGCGGTGTCGTCATCGTAGCGGGCCAGATACACGTCTCCGGCACCAAGAAAGTTACGAGCGGCCATGAATTTCTCCTGTGAAAGCCAAAAGGGGCTTTCTATGAGAATGCTGGACAGGGCCGGCTATGTCACTGCGGATGGGGTTAAGAAAAGAGCCCCTGGCGAGTGGCTAGGGGCTCTTTGAGA